TCTTCGTTTGTTAAATAAAGATACATTGCTCTTTCTGTTAATTTTTGTAATGAAAATTTATTTCTTACACATTCTATGCGAAAACTTTCCCATAAATTATCAGGTAGTTTTACACTGGTTAGTGTCATTTTTTTACTCATAGTTAATTATATTTAAGATGATTTTTATTTTTCTTAACCCAATTATGGATGGTTACAGAAGATACATTATAATACCTACCTGCTTCAGAAGCACTTATCCATTTTTGGTTGGTAATATAATTAATTATATGTTTTCCATTTTGAGGTTTACCTTTTAGTTTATTACTTGTTAATAATTTGCTTTCTTTGCTTCTTTTTTTTCCTTTATTAGGAGATATTCTTCCTTTATACGAACGAGATTTACCCTTCATAGGAGAAGATTTACCCTTCTTACTTATAGAAATTTTTCTTTTAGATTCTTCGGACCAATTTCCTCCTTCACCACCGTATTTAATATTTAATCCTTCTTTAACAGAATTATACTGTTGAATCCAATATATTTCTTTTTCATTTAATTGTTGCGGATAACATTCTTCTATTATTTCAAAAATATGGTTATCCCACCCGTATTTATTAAGAGAATTAAATAACTTAATTCCCATTACTCTTTTGTCTAATAAAGCATATTGCATAAATCTATGTTCAATATCTTTAGATTTTCCAATATATATTTTCCCTTTTGGGTTAGTTATCCCATATATACCACAATATTTGATATTGTTATTATGTTTTAGCATATATATCTATATAAGTGTAATTGTATATCCTACAATAAATATATAAACTTATAAAGAACCAGCATTTTGATCACAAAGCTCTTTATTATCTCGATACGGACACCACTTACAACTTTTTTCACCAATATTTTTAATATACGATTTTATTTGGTATTTTCCAAATTCATCAAAACAATTTGTAATAAAGTTTTGAAAATTTTCTAATGCCTGTTTACGTTTACTTTTACCACTAGCGGGTGTAAACATCTGTGTCCTAGGAATAGGATACTCTGCATTTTCGTATATTTTGCGCTTAACTATAATAAATTCTACCTCAATATTTTCTACATCAGTGTCATATTGTTTAGCAAAATATTCTTTATAAAGAAGTACTTGAGCTATTTTATTTTCATTTTTCTTATCATTATCTGACCAGCCTCTGGTTGATGTCTTAATATCGTAGATGTGTGTTTTGTTTGTATCTTCATCAAAGGTAGCGAAATCAATAAAAGCTTTATAATATAAATTATTAGCTATTTTAATCAGTAAAGGTAATTCGATACCTAATAATCTTACATTTTTAGTAGTAAATACTTTTGCATTATTTTTTTTAATCCAGTCTAATATAGCTATAGCATCTTCATAAAATTCCCCCATTTCTTGAGGAGTGCTAAAATGCGAACCTATTGTTTTATAATCTTTAGAATAATTCTCTGAGAATCGACTTTGAAAGTATTCATGAAGATCTATTCGATTTGCTGCTGCTTTGCTTTCACTATACATTACAGTAATGTAATGTTGTAGTGTTTCATGAAATGAAGTTCCGAATGTAGTGTGTATACTTGCAAAAGGAGGTAATTTACCTTCTACATAAGTTAAATACCACTGATGAGGGCAGGTTTGATAAATATTAAATTGACTATATGATACAGTTTTATGAAACGCGGGGTTTATTTCGGGTAATTGATGGCTTTTTATCTTTTTTTCTATTTCTGTTAGTTTTTGCTTTGCCATCTTGTTTTAATTCTTGTTTTAATTTTTCTAAATATACAATAGCATCCATATGTTCTTCTTGAGTATGATTAATCCATTCTAAAAAACTTAAATCATCTCGATCCATAGTAACTTTATACTTAATCTTACCTAATACAGCCCGTTGATGGAATTTATCTACTATAGATGTAACTATTGAATCTATTTTATGAAGTTCTCCTTTATGGTCTTCATAATAAGAATATTTTTTATCTTCCATTAATTTGTTTTGTTATATTTTCAACTTCTTCTTTAGAAAGCATATTAATGTATTCTTTAGCTTCCTTTTTACTAATTTCAAAATATTTTACTAATGCTTCTACTTCATCAACATTATATTCTTTTTTATTTTGAACTTTAATATATTTAAGAAATTTATATTGTTTAGGAATAAGATCTTTATATAAACTATATAAATGCTCTCCCTTCATCTGCCAAGTATTCTTTTGTATAGTATTAACTACCTCACAATAATCTTGATCCATACTTAAAATTCTATTACACATATAATTGTTGAAAGTTTGTTTTTCCTCTTCAGGAATATCTTTCCAATTTTCTTTAGTTGTTGTTATTTTTTTTATAATATCAAATATACTAGCCATATCTATTTTTATTTTATGTATTTCCACACATACCCATATGCTGTTTTACACATAGATTAGTAATATTTTGAGTCGTCTGAATATTGGCTTGCTCGTGTTTCTGAGAAGTTTATTTTTAATTCTTTCTCTAAGAATTCAATTCTACTAATTAGCTGTTTGTTAAGGGTATTAAGTCTTTTAATAGAAAGATCCATATCAGCATTAGCTTGATTAGATCTACTTAATGCTTCCTTTAATTGAGCATTCTCTTGTTCTAAATTTTGTTTTTCCATTTTTAGTTTGTTTATACCAAACATTACTCTTCTAACTTTTTCTTTCTAAGCATTGAAGGTAAAAATTCATCATTTACATGACCACAAGCGATACATGAAAATACTTGAATAGGTATAAGGGCATCTTGAGCAGTACCTGTAAGTAGTCGAGAGGCTTTACGAAGCATTACTCCATCTGTAAATACAGTTCCAGCACATTTTTCACAAACAATAGGAGATGTTTTATCTAGGCTAATGTTTAATTGAGGTTGCATTCCGTTATTCATATTATCCTTTAATTAGTTGTTTTTTATTTAATATATTTAAAATTTTTGACATTAAAGCAGCACAATTTAATTCTTTATCGGGTACTGCTTTTTGGAAATATTGATGGTTATCAAGTTCAATGGTAATTTCGGCTTCAAATCCTTTACCATATTCTTCAATATTATCAAATAGATAAGTTATCAATTCAGAGTAATCATCTGTTTGAGCATTAATAATGATTTGCCTTAAATCAGACCAACTGGTTTTAGTAGGTTTTTTAAGTATTTCTAATATTTGGGAGTGCCATTCATTATCTAAAGTAACAATATTTAATTGATTATCTTTAACATTTTGTTGTAATGTTTTAATAACAGATCGAATATCAGGATAAAAATGATTAACAACTTTAGCTACATCTTTAATATCGTATTTAACTTTCTCTACATCTAAAATATTGTTACATACATGCTTTGCAATAATTCCTTTAGTAGGAGGTTTAAGCATATGTACTTCACAACGTGATTTAATAGGCTCAATTAATCTTTCTAAATAATTACAAGTAAGAATAAAGCGAGTATAAGCAGAATATTCTTCAATTAGATTACGAAGAGCAGCTTGAGCCGGTTGTGTTAAGAAATCAGCTTCATCTAATACTACTATTTTAATAGGTTGAAAAGATGCTGTAGAAGCAAATCCTTTAACTTTTTCTCTAATAATATCAATCCCATTTTCATCACTAGCATTAAGATAAAGATAATCACATTTTAAATTATTAATAATTAATTTAGCTAATGTAGTTTTACCCGTGCCTGCACTGCCTGCAAATATAAAATGAGGAATATCATTTTTAACTATACAGTCAGCTATACGAGCTTTGACATCATCATTACCTATATAGGCGTCTAAAGTCTGTGACCTATAACGCTCAATCCAAAGTGTGTGTTCTTTTTTCATAACTTAAAAATATAACCTTTATTTTGACTATCAAAATTTCCAATTACTCTTTTGTTGATGCGCTCCAAAAAACCCATCATGATCAAGTAAAGTTTCTTGAGGGAAGTAACTAAAATTAATTTTATCATACTGTAACCATTCTGTTAATCCAAAGGGCCCAAATGGTTCTAAAGTATGTATCTTTTTTTCTCCTGTTTTTTTATACAACTCTCCATCATATTTTAAATTAGTTCTATTTTTACAGAATCCTATACAACGACCCATAATATTAGGTTTGGCTATAATAAAAGGATCAT